TATCTTCAACCCAGTAGGCAGTGGCAAGGTACTCAAGTTCTACCAGTTTATCCTGCTACCATGGGCAACCGCAGCTACCTCGGCTACGACTTCTCTACTAGTCACCAAGACCAGCGCCGCTAGCGGCGGCGTTCTTCTAGCTGCCGCTAGCGTCTCTAAGTTCCTGTCTACCACAGCGAACTCTATCGCAGAGGTTCGCACCGCGAACCCTACTGTGACCAAGACAGGAATCGCTATCGTCGGAATCCCACCTGCGATCACTAGCGCAGCTCAGGGAATCTCTACTACAGCTACTCTCTCTCCTCCGACCGGCGCAAGCGTAGCTTGCCTACCTGGAGAAGGAGTTGTGGTATCTACCGCACTCGGTACAGTCAGCCAGCTATGGAACATGGGCTTCGTTTGGTCCGAGTCTTAAGATAAGGAGTGACCGTGGCAGTCACTTTCAAGGATGTAATCACACGAGTTGAGCAGCAGCTCCTTGGGTACACCAAGGACCAGGCTTCTGTATCTCAGCTTGTGCAGCCGATGACTTCCACGGACACTACCTTCTCCGTTGACACCGAGACGGTTACGAACCTGTCGCGTGGTCTGGTCCAGATCGGCGACGAGATGATTCTCGTCAAGAAGTATGACCGCACCTCGGGCGTAGTAACCGTTATGGGTGGGCTCAATGGTCGTGGTGCTCTAAGCACCACGCCTGCATCACACTCTACCGACGATCTAGTTGAGGACGACCCTCGCTTCCCTAAGGCTCGCATCAGGGAAGCTATCAACGACACAATCATCGGTACGTACCCAGACCTCTGGGTGTTCGGCGAGTACGAGTTTCCGAAGTTCGCAGCAAGGTATGAGTACCCGATCCCTGATGCAGCAGAAGACGTGTACAAGGTAACGGCTAACACCATCGGCCCTTCTGGCGTATGGTTCCCTTGCCAGTCTTGGCGCTTCAACCCTGTAGCTTCTACTGGATCGCAGACCAAGCCCACTCCTACTCCGACCGGCAAGTCCCTACAGGTGTATGACTTCATCGTGCCTGGTAGGAACATCCGAGTCTCGTACACTATGCCGCCTACTCTGCTATCGGCAGATACTGATCTGTTTACTAGCACTGGCTACCCAGATCGCTACGTAGATATGATCACGTACGGCAGTTGCTATAGGCTACTGCCAGCCTACGAGGCTGGCAGACTACAGCAGCAGAACATCGAAGCAACCGAGCGCGCTCCACTAGTACCAACCAGTGCTGCTAGCGACACGGTGAAGTTCTTCTATAGCCTATACAACCAGAGGCTAACAGAAGAGCGCACTAGGCTACAGCGTCTCTTCGACTCTTACCAGAGCTTCAACGGATAAGGATTACAATGACCGTAAGGTTCTATTCCAGCATCGCACAGCAGACTACCCTTACGGGTACGTACTCCCCGTCTACTACTGTCATCGCAGTCGCAGCTACCACCGGCTTCCCTAGCTCCACGCCTTATACGCTAGCACTCGACTACGGCTTTCCTAACGAAGAGCTTGTAGATGTCACCGCCGTAGCAGGTCTATCGCTTACTGTAACTAGGGCAGTCGATGGTACGTCTGCTACTACTCACGCCGCAGGTGCGATCGTTCGTCACGTCAGTAGCGCACGAGACTTCGCAGACTCTAGGGCTCACGAGAACGCATCGACTAACGTCCACGGTATCGCAGTAGGGTCGGCGGTCGTGGGAACGACCGACGCCCAGACCCTTACTAACAAGACGCTTGGTGCTGGCACCACGTTCTCTGGTGCGTTTACTCTGAACAACCCTAACATCACCGGAACCGTGACCGGTTCCGCTACGTACAACACTCCTACGCTGTCCGGTGCCGTGGCCCTGAATGGCTCTGTAGCGGCCTCTAACCAGCTTGACGTTAAGGGAGCATCCGGCCAGTCTGGCGCGCTACAGAGGTGGCTGTCAAACGGCGGCACGGTGCTAGCGTCCATCAACTCCGCTGGCACTTTCGTGGAGCCGAACGGCGTAAACATCACCACGACCAACACGCTACAAGTACCGATCTTCGTCAAGGGTCCAGCGTCTATGGCGTCGCCGTACCTTGACATCCAGGACAGCACCGCTGCTGACCTAGTAACCGTTGACTCGACTGGTAAGTTCAGCTCCCTAAAGGGAACGTTCCTAGTAGGAGACCCGTCTCCTGGTACCGGTGGCGTAACCATGAAGGCAGGACCATCGGCTACTAGGGTAGCCGAGTTCCAGAACGCTGCTGGCGTAGCTCAGGTTACCGTCGACAACGTAGGACTTCTGACTACGCAGAACCTCACGATCCTAGGCGAGCCTGCATGGACTGTGTTTACTCCGCTGTGGACGTCTTCTGGTGCTGCACCAGCTATCGGCAACGGAACGCTGACCGGAGGATACAGGCAGCATGGTCGTACCATCACTGTCCGCTGGTTCTGGCAGGCTGGTTCGACTACTACGTTTGGTACTGGTACGTGGTTCTTTAGCTTCCCGTCTGGCAAGCCTCACGTCAACCTAGGTGGCAACCAGGCTGGTACTGGATCCGCGTTTGGTTCTAGGTCTACGTTCCGCAACGGTACTGCACAGGCCGACCCGTCCGACTTCACTCGTATCCGCATCTCGGACTCTAACGTCGGTACCCTTTGGGGTACCACCGTTCCTGCAACGTGGGCATCTGGTGACTATATCAACGTCACGATGACGTACGAGACTGACAACAGTATCTAAGGACTAACATGGCAGACATCGTAAACAGGATCCCGTGGCAAGTATCCAACTTCTCTGGTACTGGAACGACTGCACAGTACGCGCTACAGGATGTACTGTACGACTACGCAGTAGGAGGGATCCCGTTCCTGTCTGCTACGCGTGACCAGTGGCCTTACACCGAGGGCATGGCACCTATCCGCAAGGAGCAGTTTGACTCTTTCGCGGAGCCTGGTGAGCAGTCTCTCCAGGGCTGGTGGCTACGTAGTCAGTCTGACTTTGCAGATGGAGCGGGTGTCCTGTACCAGGACCCCGACTCTACTAACCCGTACATCAGGCAGCACAACCTTAGGTTCAACACCTCGCTAGGCATCGACTCCTGGTCCCCTGGCAACCTCAAGCTACTGCGCAACAGTACGACTAAGGTTGCAGATGCATCCGCCGCACCTACTCAGGTGCGCGGGTACGTCGATGGTACAGGAGTCGATGCGATGTGGTACATGAACGCGACCACGCTGTCTAAGGTAACGGACGCTGCTACTACTGTCATCACCGATGGCGCTGGCAACAACCGGGACATGTCGTCTTCTGGTACTACGTACTGGATCGCCAAGGACAACGGACTGTGGTCTGGAGTAGATGCAGGAGCAGCTACTAATAGCTACACTGGTGCTCTCGACATGGTTGAGTTCATCAAGGGTCGCCTGGTGGCGACCTCTGGTCCGAACGTGTACATCCTGCTAACTACTGGATCCGGTGCACTTCCTACTCCGATTTACACACACCCTAACCCGAACTTCGTATGGACCTCGATCTCCGAGGGGCCTAACGCTATCTACGTTTCAGGCAATGACTCGACTACCGGGTACATCTTCAAGTTCCAGCTAGCCAGCGATGGTACCGTACCTACTCTAGCGGCTGGTGTAGTGACTTCTACTATGCCATCCGGTGAGCGTATCAATACGATCTACTCGTACATCGGTACGTTCGTAGGCATCGCTACTACCAAGGGGTTCCGAGCGGCTAGTATCGACAGCAACGGTGACGTTAACTTCGGTCCGCTACTATTTACTGTAACGAACGGCTGCTCTGGAATCGTAGGCTACGACCATTATATGTGGATCGGTTCTACCAACGCCCACGACGGAGCGTCGGGGCTGTACCGAGTAGACCTCGGTGAAGTAGTAGAGACTGGTACCACGAACAACCCACTAAGGTTCGCGTACTCTCGTGACCTGTACTCGATCGGCAACAACGGAGCGGTGACTTCGGTTACTATGTTCGGCGGTTCTGATCGCAAGGCTTACAACGTCATCGGGACCGGAGGAGTAATCGAGGCAGCAGCAACGCTGATCCCCGAAGGCTACCTGTACACCGGTCGCATTCGCTTCAACACCGAAGAGCCTAAGCTCTTCAAGTTCTTCTCTATCCGCACCCCACCTCTGCTCGGAGACCTTATCGTTTCTATGGTTCCAGAGGGCGGAGGAGAGATCAGTTACGTTACATACGGACCAGCTTTCGCGCCCGGTCAAGGCGATATCGCTACCCCCCTACCTCCTGGCCCACAGAACTGGATCGAACTAAAGTTCACGCTCAGGAGGAGTCCGACAGATACTACCGCAGGTGCGGTGATGAATGGCTGGCAGGTCAAGGCCCTGCCAGGTTCTATCAGGCAGCGCATTATCCAGCAGACGTTCCTTCTCTTCGATGATGAGACGGACAAGGGTGGACAGCGCGTTGGCTATGATGGATATGCAAGCGATGCTCTCAATGCTTTCCGAGAGCTAGCTCGCAAGGGGGACGTAGTAAGCTTCCAGGAACTACAGTCGAACACTAGCACGCTCGTCGTTATCGATGACTGGAAGTTTACGCAGCTATCGCCACCGGGAGCAGACCGTGCTCCTCTAGGTGGTTACCTAACTGCCACTCTCCGCACAGTTGCGGAGACTGCATAACCAAGGGGAGAGGGTTATGGATCAGGCAACTCTTACGACTGTCATCACGACTGCTACCGGTGTCATTGGCGGCATGTATGGTGGAGTCCGTTACGGTAAGCAGTCCGCTCTGGCGGACGCTGCTAACTCTAGCACCGTAGCTAGCAACACTGTAGAGATGCTTCAAGCACAGGTCGATCACCTCGAAGAGGTAGTCGCAGAGAAGAATGATCACCTCACAGAGGTAACGGCTAGGGTCTCGGTACTAGAGGACCTAGTCACTCAGCGAGCAGCAGTCGCAGAGGTACTTGACGACGTCAAGTCCGCGCGAGTTGTCCTCGACAAGATTGCAGCGAAGGTTGGCGCATGACAAAGCCATCGTGGTACAAGCGGCGCATCTATGCTCCCGTGACGAACCAGGAGCATGAGGCGATCAAGTATGTCCAACGCGTACTTCACTGTAACGAGACTGGTGAGCTAGACCCAGACACCGTCTCTCATATTCGTGGGTTCCAGGCGCTATTCAGCCTGACCACTAGTGGTATTCTAGACGATGCCACAGCCGAACAGATCAACAACGTCTGGCCAGAAGGAGCATGATGAACAGCAAGGTTCTCGATATCCTAGAGCGTACCGCTGCATCCGCAGCGTTCACTTTCCTAAGCGCGTTCAGCGTCTCTGATCTCAGCACCGCTAAGGATGCTGGTATCGCAGGCGCCGCAGCGGCGCTGTCTATTCTCAAGGGACTTCTAAAGAACTACCTTGGCGTCAAGGCAGAGCCCGTAGCAGGAGCGTGATATAAC